AATATTCACGAAGCAATTGGTCTTCGTTTAACGATGCGTAATCAGTGTTAAGCTTTACGTAATCTTCTAACGAACCACCTGTCTCACTCATAAAGTCTACAACTTTTTGAATGTTTTCCGGTAATTCCATGCCTGCTTCTGCTGCTTCAGCTATAGCTTCTTCAACTTCTTCTTCAAGCTCTACTGCGGCTTCTTCAACCTCTTCGTCTGTAATCTCTTGTAATACAGACTCTTGCTCTACTTGCTCTTCTTGAACAGGTTGTTCATCTTGAACGGGGACCTCTTCTTCTTCTCTGGCAGGTTCTGCAGCTGGCTCTTCGATGTTTTGCTCTGGTACTCCTTCGCTAACTTCGGATTCGTCGCGTACAGGAACCTCATCTGTGCTTTGCTCTTGAACGGCATTTTGTCGTAAGTCTAGTTTGATAGTACCGTCATCGTCGACGGATGCTATCGGGTTAGTTTCTTCACTCATGATAAGATATTATAAAATTGTTATTACTATAATTACCTAGGTTCAAAGGTACCTAAGCCAAACCCACCGCCAAGTATATCGTTTCCAGAGGATTCGAAGTTTTTAGGTGGTGAATCATTTTTTCTTTGATCAATCAACTCGCTTTGTTGAGTCGCTTGCATTTTAGTTCTTTCGTCTTTGCGGTCTTCTTTACTAGACTCTTTTTGCTTCTGTCCATCAACCTCAATGCCTTTAAGCTGCATGTTGTACTGGAACTCCAAAGCCATAAGCTCTTTTTTCATTTGAACTTCAGATTGCATTTTTTGCTGGTCAATCTGTGCTTTCATTTGCTCAAGCTGCGCTTTTGTTTGGAACAATGCTTGGTCTTTTTGCACTTCAGCTTGTGCCGCAACTTGTTGTGCTTGCGCGTTTGCTTGTGCTTGTGCTTGTATGTTCTCTTGCTGCATTTGCTGGTCACGCTCAAGTTTCTTCTTGCGGCGCAGCTTCAACAGTTGGTTAGCTAGCTTAAGGTTTTTAACCTCGCGAATATCAATAGCATCTTCAAGGTCAATTAATCCCGCAGATAATGCAGTTTGAATGTTATTCTCAAGCATACCTTTTTGTTCGTCGTCTGGCGACAACTCAAGCACAATGCCAAAGTCGTACAAGTGCAGCTCTTTTAGTTCGTCTAATGTCGCTACATTAAAACCGCCAATCTTTTGTATAAACGCTTCNCGTGATGGGCTGTACTCCAATATATCAGATATTCTAAGTGATAATCCTTCTGCTGTGTCAGCTGTTAAGAACAACCCNGCATCTAATATGTGGCGTGTAGCTGTGTTAGAATTTGCAGCTGCAAGTTTCTGCACACCCACTAACGCCCTTGAATCAGGTGTTGAACCATCACGAGCTTCATTAAGACCCGTAACGTCACGAATCATCTGCAAGTAATANTTATACGTCTGAATTAATGTTTGTAGCTTCTGACCACCTGCACCAGTCTGTAATGGCTGTATAGGCACTTTACCNGGNTTCATATCNCCCTCTTGTGTAAATGACCTACCAATAACAGAACCCGTCTGGAAGAACATGTTAAGCGCTTCTTGCGGGTTGTAATTAGTTCCGTTACCTAAATCGATTTCAGCAAGACCATCAGCATCCATATAAACACCGTCCGGCATCATCTTAGCTAATACTTGCTGCATCTTTAAATGTGTAAGCTGCACCATATCAGCGAAGCCAGTACAACGGCTTACAATAGATTCGATACGGCCTTTGTACATCCTAGGCGCTACAATACTGTAATTCATTTTTACTTTATTGTAATCGCTTTTTGGACGTACCATATTCTCAGCAATGCCCCATTCAAGTAGCGTGCTAGTGCCTAAGATAATTGCACCTTCATAAAGTACTTCTAGCGAACGTGAAGCCTTAGCAAATCCCTCAGCGTCTGCTGGTGGATTAAACTGGTCGTCACGTAGTATTACTTTCTCTGCACCTGAAGCTGTTTCTTTAATCTTATAGACTTCGTTCATGTACGTCTTGTAATTAAAGTACAATACTTGAACTGTATTTGAATCGTAACGGTTGTCAGTAACTTCGCTTCTGTTCCATCCGCCGGTTAAATTTTGAGAACCTTGGCCCTTAATTTTTTCTAGCTCTTCCTGTGTTAATCCAGGATATTGCTTTTTAAGCTCACTAATTGGAATAGTTTTTACTTCACCAACATAATAGATGTCATCAAAGTAAGGAGATTCAGTATATGAGTATACTAAGTTTGCTGGATCAACATAATCAACTACTACACCTTCTGATTCAGAGAATGTATTTTTAACAGCGCCAATACCAATAGTCGTTAAGTCATGGTACACACGTCTTTTAATAAGATCGTAGTTGTTACCATCTAATAATGTGTTTATAGCAACCTCTTCGGCAATTTCAATACCTTGCTTGTAGCTGAGCTGCATATGTAACTCAAGCTCTTCTTTAGATTCAGGTAATGCTGCTGGATCGTTTTCGTATAAGTTAATACCAAATGCTTCAGCCGCGTAATCGTTAAGCTCCTTGGTTTGCATGTCTCTAATAATAGAATCCATATATGCTGTGCGCTTTTCAACGCCGTATGGATCCTGTGAGAATGCTTTAATATCAAAAGACCGGTCTGCAATACCGTTAACAACTATATCTACAAATTTAGATAAGATAGGTACTGGCTTCCAGTCGAGATTGAGGTAAGATAAATCACCGTTAATAGATAATTCATCTTTATATTTTTGTATGGGTTGCTCACCACGTGCATATAAACGCAAACTATGGAAGCTGTCTTGATTACTTCTAAATCTTACACTTCCCTGGTTGCCATCAAACCATTCGTTTTGAATGGCTCGCCCGACTTGTAAGCCGTACTCCGGCGACATCTTCTCTTGGTCGCTAGCTACTTGGCTGGGGAAAAAGTTACTTACAACTGCGTTAGCCATATTGTTATTTTATTATTTTTGAAGTATAACCGTCTTGACTGAACCTTGCAATCTTTAGGTTTAATTTTGTTTTCTGTTGTTCACCAATTGGTTTGTACAGATCTTTGTGGCAAGCCATAATAGCCAGCCCTGAGCTGATAGAAGCATCGTACTTCGTTCTGTTGTTCATATCGAACTTAGACCAATCGTTTAGCGTATCGTTAAAATACATTGTACCGTATTCACCTTCGGTTATTACACCTACGTGGTTTTCGATGTACATTTCAATAGCAGCAGCGTGTGCTTGCTTCATGTCCATACTAGAGTTAGGTATTCCACCTATTTCTTTCTCAGTTATGGAAAGCTTGTTCCATAATCTGTCAGGTCGGTTCATCGAATAACCCCGGTAACCTCTTCTTTTAAAGTGGTATAATAACCTTGGTTTGTTATTCTCGGCAAGTATTGGCATTCCGTAAAAGACACAAGCCATAAGCACGTCTTCGAAAAATATCTCTGCTGTTTGAGGCCTAGCTATGTATTCTAAAAAGAATGTACTAGGTGGCGCATCCTCCATTGTGAATTTAGTTAATCCATGCAATGCACCTTTGGAACCCCTGCCGTCAGTCGTTCCTGAAATATCGTAGCTATCACACCCAAAAGCGCCGACGTGTTCGTTGCCTGGGTATTTGATACCGTTTTTAACTGTATACTTGTTTTGTAAGTTTAAACCAGGTACCCAAGACACATTAAAGCGACCTGAGGGGTTTGGCATAAACACTACTTTAGTATCCTTAACTCCGTTTTCCCACTGAAAACTCCCACGGGTTACAGTATTAGTATTACGCAAGTCTGCGTTATAATCAACCTGTTCGTAGATTTTTGCTAAGTTAAAAATACTATTCTTGCTTTCATCACGGAAAGCGTGGTCTGTGGTGCGTGGAAACTGGCGGTAGTATTCGTTCAAAGCATCTTGGTCTTGCTTAAGACCGTCAACTTCATTTTCCCAGTAATCTATAACACCAACCTCGATGCTATCACCGTGTGGGTCTATAGCTTTTTCTTCAGGTGTATTAAATACCGGCTGCCCGTACTCATCAATAAATCCTTCATAGTTCCACTCCATTGGTATAAAGAGCGAGTACAATCCCGATTTTGTTTGACCATTATTGTTTCGCTTGGTTACATCCGAATCTAAATACAGCTTCTTAAAGTTGTTACCACCTTTGTCCAAAGCATTCGAGGTACTACCCATTAAACACTTACCGATGATACGAGAACCAAGACGCAAACACGTTTTAGTTACACGCCAGTTGTTTAATATGTTATCAGGCTTTTCCCACTTACCGCTTTCGTCATGCACAAGCAGCTTAAGCTTTTCGCCATCATAAGAGTTGTCCCCTGTATTCTTCCAGTCAATCGTTGTATCAAGACCTTCCAGTTGTATTCTTTCTTCTTGCGACTGTATTGACTTACGTGTTAGCTTAGAAGCAGGAACCCTATATGCCAGTTCAGTCTTCGGTCGATCCATACCATCTTGTATAGGCTTAAAGAAAAACGGGTAGTTGAGGGAAATTGGTACAACTTTATCGGTAAACATTTTCTTTGCATCACTACCGGACTTTGATAAGATACCGAATCTGGCATCACTTGAGATAGTTGCTTGGTTGACAGTTTCACCTGATGCCATAAATGAGAATCCACTCCGTCTGTTTTTAAGGTAGCACATCCCGTAACATCTTGTATCAACCTTACAGGCTTCCCAGAATATAAAGAAGAGTCTATTGGCTTCTCTGTAGTCTGGATTACCAACATCGATCTTACTCCACTGCAAGTACATGTAGTGAGTGCCAGTGATATAAGTACGCTTGCCTTTATTATAAAACCAATAGCCGTTATCACGGCGGTTGAATTCTTCATCAATATAACTCTCCCACTTGTTCTTAAATTCATCTGGATATGTTTGCCAATCGAATATGCTCTTAATGTTTTTAAGCTCTTTAGGATACTCCTGAACAGCCCATTTGTTTAAACCTTTATTTAGGTTCTTAGGCTCTGGTGGTAAAGCTATAACAAGATTTTGTATTTCAATAATCTCGCCTATCTGACCTGTCTTGCTTAATACAATAAGGTCGTGTTCTTTATTGTAGCCGTATTTCCATTTCTTACTTTTGTTGTAACGATGTACCGTTGTAAGTTTTATGGGCTCTACAGTTTTAACTAAACTTTGCTCGTACATTACTTAGAACGTCTTTCAGCAAATCCTTTAAAAGCTTCTTTCTTTTCTTCCGCTGGTTTGTTTTGTAGTATACGTTCTTCTTCTTGTATGCGATTTAATATTTCAAATGCGTCGAATATCGCCAGCTTCTTAGTAGCAGCAGCGTTTTTTAATCGGTCTGCAGATACATCATCTTCTGTATTAGTAATGATTTTCTCTTGCGCGACTTTAATGAGTTCATCAACAGCTCTGTGACCAGCTAGGATTATACTCTTTTTCGTCTCCTTGATACTCATATTCGATTGTAATTTGATTGGTGGGTATACGATACAATCGTTCGCCCTCTATATTAAATTCGTATTCCATACCGGGTTTGAACCCTACAAGTGCACCTTCTTCAAGCTCTCCACTAGCATATTTTACAATACCTATTGCAGGCTGCTCGTTATGCATATCAAACGTCTCTTTTGCTACTATAGGTTTAACGAAGCAGTAACCATCTAGCGCTTGCCACTCCGTGTTTCTTTTGTAAGCATAAATCTGATCCGGTTGCACAAAGAATGCGTCTTCTTTGTAATATGCCTTAGAGTTCTTTTCTTTACCTCTAATGTCACGAAAGCGTCTAAATACGTTATGGTGAACGATTACTTCGTCACCAATTTTTATTTCTGAATCAATAGCTAAAGGTGTATTTGTTACAACACCTAACCTGCTAGTATAATGGTGGTTTTGCACCTCTGTATTTAATAGTAACTCTTTGCCGCCTATATCTTTCTTCGATGTAGACCTACCGTGCTTTGGTGCAACGATAAAGTTAAATATGCTTTGCATCACCAATTAAGATCGTATTCTACAGATACTGCCATGTTCTTATTAAAGTCTTTCCACGGCATTACATTATCAGCTTTCTGAATATAGATAGAGTACTTTGCTTCCTCTTCTATAATATTAACTATAGTATGACCACCATACACTTCCTGTCCAACAGAATAGTGCATGGCGTCATTTTTATAGTCTTTTCCTACACTAATCTTCCTTATTATCTGCATCTTCAGAAATAGTTCCGTCAACTAAGCTAACGCTTACTTTGCCGTAAGATTTTTCTAAATCAGCTTGGAATTCATTTAGCATCTCTTTAATTTGGGCTACTTGGTTTAGTAGTTCCATTTTTTGTGCTTCTAATCCACCAATGTTCAATTGAGCTTGGTTCATTCCTTGCACAAAGCCTTGAAGCTTTTCAAGTTCTTCAGCTGTGATTTTTTCTACTTTTGCGTCTTCCACTTTTTTCATTTTTTTTGGTTTAATATAATTGAATTATTGTTATGGTTATTATCACGTGTTATTCACTCGTTACAAGTCGGTTATGCAGCAATAGGCCCCAAACTATTTGAGGTTACGTTTATTGCTC